CTTCCACTGAGACCGAAACCACCACCTGCTACTGCAGCAAATACGGCATCGCCTGGCATAACGCCAAGGCGAAGCAGTGGAAGAATTTGAAGTTTAACATTATTGAATGCTGATTGAGAGTTCGGAGGTAGGAAGTAGGAGTTAGGAGTTAAAACGGGCCTAAGGTCCAGCTCTGTAGGGAACGGTCTTGACCGTTCCGAAAACCCCGCCGTATATGCCACAACAGGATTTACCGCAAGGTGACGGGCGCACAATGTGCGCCCCTACGGGATTGCGGCCCAATTTTCAACCCGTGCGCGCACGCGCACACCATGAACTCCTAACTCCTCACTCCTACCTCCTAACTAAAACCAAAGGAGGTGTGTATTTGTATCAACCAATCCTCACTCTCTCCAGCGGCACCGAGTTAAAGGGCGGCTCCCCCGGCAGCGCGGTCAAAAGCCTGACGCTGCATACTGCGGTGAACGCCGGGCAGGAGTTCACCATCGGCTCTGCGTTTTCGGACTACATTGAAGCCGAAATCTGGGCGGATCCGGATGGCAGCCTGCAAATTACTGCCGGGGACGCTCTGACCTACTACCGGCAGGACGATGCCGGGAACCGAACCAAGGTGGGCGTTTTCTATGCCGAAAAGCCCACCCGCACCAAGCGCAACAGCTACAAGGTCACGGCCTACGACACCATGTCCAAGCTGGATGCGGACTTTTCCGGCTGGCTGCACGCCAATCAGGCACAGTTCCCCAAAACTATCTGGCAGCTGGTTCAGCTGGCCTGCCAGCGGGCGGGGGTTACGCTGGCCAGCAGCAACCTGCCCATCAACGGCAGCTACAGCGTGCAGGCGTTCTACGCGGACGACCTGACCTGCCGCCAGATCATCTCCTGGGCGGCGGAAGCGGCAGGCTGCTACGCCCACATGAATGCAGACGGCAAACTGCAATTCCTGACCTACACAGACAAGCGCAGCACTGCTAAAATCACCCCGGACGGTGCCAGCAACAGCACCGCCTATTATGCTGACAGCCTGAGCTACGAGGACTACACGGTCAAGGCCATTGAGAAAGTCCAGATCCGGCAGTCGGACAGGGACGTGGGGGTCATCTACCCCGACAGCACCACCGCCACCAACACCTATGCCGTGCAGGGCAATCTGCTGCTGACAACCGGCACCGAAGCCAACCTGAAAAGCGTTGTCCAAAACCTGTACAACGTGCTGAAAAACGTGACTTACACCCCCTGCAAAGTATCGGTGCCCAGCAGCTCCGGCCTTGCCTGCGGGCAGATCGTGCACGTTAAGGACGCGCGCGGGCGGGAGTTCGACACCTACCTGATGAGCGCCACAATCTCCTCCGGCAATGCCAGCTTTGAGAGCGTGGGCAGCGCCAGTCGGGAAAGTTCCAGCGCCGTGAACAGCCAGAGCTACAAGAACCTGACCGGCAAAATGCTGGAGATCAAGACCAGCGTGGACGGCCTGGAAGTAAAGGCCAGCGACCTGACCGGCAAGTACACCGACCTGAAAGCAACGGTGGACGGGCTTTCCTCTGAGGTGAAAAAAGACACCAAAATCACTGGCGGCGGCAACCTGATCCTGGGCAGTGAGAGCTTCAAGAACGCCAAGCTGCAAGGCAACGCGGTCAGCGGCAGTTCGGTTACGTACAACGATACCGGCAGCGCGACCGTGACAAACGCAAACTCCAATCGGTATTTTGTTTTCAACACCGTTGGCGCTCGCATTACCAAAGGCGTTACCCTGTGCCTGTCCGTCATGTACAAGCCAATTTCCGGCACCGACGGGTTGTGCCTGAGCCTTATATATGCCGCCGACAACGGAAATTCTTACTATACCAGCATAACAACCGAAAACCAGATTGAAATTAAGCAGACAGACGGCTGGGTGCTGCGGTATGGCACCTGGACACCCAGCAACACCGGTATTCTGAAAACGGTCGAGCTTGGCTGCGGCAGCATAAGGGCGGGGCTTGGCGGCAGCTACACCAACAAGTTTTCGCTGCTTCACCCCATGCTGCAATACGGCAACGCCCCCACCGCGTGGAACGCCAGCTCCGGCGACTATCTGACCCAGGAAAGCGCAAAAAGCCTGTTTTCCCAGACCGCTGACGAGATCAAAACCGAAGTCACCAAGTCAGTGACTGAAACGGTAACGGCCAACGTGAAGGACACCGCTACCAGCGCTGCCAATGATGCCGTTGACAGCAAATTGCAGGATTACGCCACCACCGCAACGGTGGAGAGCCTGAAAAAGGATGTCTCCAGCATCAGCCAAAAGGCGAATAGCATCAGCACAAAAGTCAGCAGTCTGGAAGAAACGACAACAACCATTTCCAACGACCTGGACAGCACAAAGCGGGAATTCAAAACCGTTAAAGAATCAGTATCCGCGATCGACCAGAAAGCCGACAGCATTACCCAGACGGTAACGCAGCGGATCACCGGCGGCAACAATATTATTGCGGGCACCGACGACTGGAACAATGCGACACTGGATGCAGGCGGCAATGACCTGAGCAAAAAAGGAACATACACGATCAGCGGTGAATCTGTTCGCGTGACCAATAAAGCGCGGAACACCCGCTTCCACTTTGGTGCGGACAAAACGCTGGTGATTGCCAAGGGCATGACCTATTGTGCATCGGTACTGTACAAGCTCAACTCCGGCACGGACAGCCTGTTTTTGCAGTTTGAAACCAAATCCCCCAGCGGAACCAAAGCCTACTATGGCAGCGCGTTCAAAAATGCAAAGCAGGACATTGCGCTGGATAACGGCTGGAAGCTGCGCTGGGCGGCGTTCACGGCGACCGCGGACGGCTATGCAGACGGTCTGTTTGTAAGCACAGCCAACGACCGCGCCACCGTTACCAACGATCTGACCATCATGCACCCCATGGTGCAGATGGGCAATGCCCCTACCGCCTGGACGGCCAGCAGCGGCGATTACCTGACTACCACCGAAACAA